AAATTAGCCATTTAAACTCCTACGATTCGTAGACTTTAATCCATTCACAAACGATTGTAGCTGAATCTCCATTTGAACAAGCTGGTAAAGTGACATTTACATCTCCTGTAAAGTTTGTAGCTTCAGTGTTTTTTAAGCCACCAAAAGATGAGTAATCATATTCCATCTCTCCTGCTAATGTTTGAAATACGACATCTGTGTCAGCATCCCATAACATTCTGATTGCATCAACTGGTGCTGTTACTGAAACGTTAAAACTAATTTTATTTAGTCTTACAGTTTTACAAGTTTTACCATTGTTTGAATTTAATTCAGAAACATCAACTATTTTAGTTGTGCCTCCAGTAGAATCAGAAACCACATTATAGTGAGTGATTAGTTTTTTTGCTCCGTCAAATACAGTTGTATTTAATACTGTGTATGCCATGTTTTCCTCCTTTTAAAGGACGCCTGCATTACCAGGCGCCCCGAGTTAATTTATTTATTATGACGCAAATGCAAATGTACCAGTAGTTTGAGTTGTTTCTCTCGCTAATGATGTTGCAATGTGCCATGTACCTTTTTCATAACAAATGAACGCAATCTGTCCAGCTGTTGTTAAAAGGTTTGTTGCTGCGTTAGCAGGTGTGAAAGTCAATAAAGTTTCACCAGCTGCTGAAGTATCAAAAGTTACTTCTGATGAACCTCTTGATTCAATTACTGAACCAGTTGCATATGCATCTGAACCAGCACAATCAAAAGATAAAGTTGCAGTTCCGCCAGTAGTGTCTTTAGACTGACAGTAAACAACAACAGTTCCTTGTGTTGCTGCAGGTAAAGTTGCAGCACATGCTGCTGCACCTGTATAGTTTACTACAGAAATAGTATCAGCCGCTAAAGTTAGCGTAGATGCTGTTGCTACATCTGAGATAGATAAACCAGTTAAGTCAGGCATGCCTGAACTCATTCTAGTTGTTACTGCTCCCGTAGTTGCGTTTTTAGTTGCAACTTGGAAACCTTTTTCCGAACGTACCGGTCCGTTAAACGTTGTTGAAGCCATAATTATATCCTCCTAGTTTTCTGAACATAGTCTCTAGGCCGTCCACTATACGGGTCTATGTTCTAATTAATTGTATAGTAACTAATTTATATACTAGATTTTAGTAGAGTGCAAGAGAGCCTGTAATGTGGAGTGGATTTATTCCAACGATGTAGCTTTTGTTTAAGTAGCTACAGAAACTTCGGGTGCAGCATCGTCTATTTTATTTTGCAAATGCTCTTTTTTAGCTTCTGCAATTTTTATATGGTTAATAACTTCTCTAACAGCTCGGTCAATTTTAACCATGTTTAAGGTATATCTACCTTCTTTAAGATGCTCCTGCTCCCATTTCAAGTCCAGACCCTTCTTCTGTGTGTAAAGGTTCTGTAGATGTGTTTGCATCTCCATTTATAACCTCCTCATAGGTTATTCTATTTACTCTTGAATCATGCATTTCTCCAAGAGTCTCCCATTTTATATCATTTTTTCCCAACTTGTCAATGATAGCATTTTCTATGTCTAATGGGCCATCCAGACTTTCAATTTGAAAGTCTGCATGCATTTTATAAGCATAAATTTTAACTCTAAATTTTTTCATTTTTTATTTTCGGTAATCCATTTTGCATGCATTAGATTAAATACAATACCATATTTTGATATGTCTGTCTTGTTTCTTAATGTGTAATGTGTCAAAAAAGAAGAAAATAATATAACTTTTCCTTTTTTAGGTTGAACACTTTCGTTTATATCTGGAAAATACAATTTTTGAGGGTGGTCATTTAAATATATTCCTCCAGAATAATAAGCACTTTGATGTTCATGTCTTCGTGTGTATTCAGAAAAACCTTCTTTAATGCCCCAGCAACCATTTAATTCATATCCACCAATATTTGGAATGCTATCTAAGAAATCAAAAATTTCAAATAATAACTTTAAACATTCTTTATCATTTATAAAGAAATCCCAATCAGTCATTTGACCAACTACAGCAGTTCTGTAATTAAAATTAGATACTTTTATTCCCTCTTCTATCCTTTTAATAAAATAATCAGAATCTACATCTATCTGACCAACAAAAAGATTAGCATCGTGTTTTATTTTTTTAGTTATCCTTTTTTCAACTTTCATAGTTTCTTTCTAAAAATAAAATGTGGCGGGAACATGTCCCGCCACAAAATTTAGGTATTACGCACCTTCTACGCCGAAGATACCTCTAGGGTCTGATACTCCAAAAGAGTACCTTTCTCTAGCTTTGTATCTCACGTTTCCAGTATCGAAGTCACCTTCCATTGCAGTTGTCAATGGAGCTCTTGTGAACATTTTCATTCCGTTAGGAATGTCTGTAATGATGTAAAATGCATCAGAGTCAGTTAAATAGTTGTTAACTCTGTATCCTTGTGGAATCATACCCATAGATACGATTGCATTGATATCATTGTCAGCTGTTCCAGTTCTACCTTGAGATTTCATCAATCTCTCAGCTGTAAACTGAAGCTCAGAAGGAATAATCATTTTTACTCCTCTTGCTGCAACTCTAAGACCTCTTTCATCAGTCATCGCTGCGATGTCGATTAGCGACTGTTCTAATGAAGTTTCGTTAAGATCCGCCTGAGTAGACAAAGTATTTTTAAAAGTACCTGCTACTGTAGGGTGAGACGTGTTAAACAAGCTAACACCGTCGCCTGAATCAAAACCATCCGTTGAAGGAAGTCCTTGAATTAAAGGCTCAACAGCTTTTACCTGTTTAGCATTACTCATAGATCTTGCTAAAGCTTTTGTATATCTAGACGCAAGTCTGTCATACAAATTGTCCTCAATCGCTTCTTCAGTGATTGCGAACGCTAAAGCCACTGTCTCGTGAGTGTATCTAGCTGTGAAAGTTTCTTGTGCATCGTCAAAAGATACGCCTGCACCTTCAGCTTTCACTTGTGCGTTTCCGAAACCAGATAACATTACTTCTTCTTCAAAAGCTCTGTCACTGTTTTCGTTGGTATAAATTTCAGCATGCTGATTTTCATACCTTTTGTATTCCAAGCCGAATAGTGCATTCAGACCTGGCTCTAGTTCTTTAACTAGTTGTGATCGTGATATTGCCATGTTTTATCTCCTATTCTAGCTATTACGATTGTAGCTCAATTAGATTAGCAACTACTACTACAGATGCAAAAGCTGCAGAAATATCCTCGTTTTCAGGATCTTCAGCAGATCTTAACAATCTCCACGAAGCTGCGTCCGCGCTAGTGTCTCCGATATCTAATGTCGCTGAAGACTTACCAGTAGTTGTACTACCAGCTGAAGTATTCATGTCATAAGTTTCTAAGAAACCAGCTTGTGCCACAGTTGCGTCTGTTGCTACTACATATTGTTGTTGAGGGTTATCGAATACAAATGCATCGATATCTTCTGAGTTTGCCGGTGTTACTTGAACGTAATGATTCGAAAACGTCGGTTTTAAAGTTGTTGCCGCGTTGTAGAAGATTCCGTTAAGCACGCCTAAGATAGGAGTATCAGTTCCTTGTCCTTCGACGATGTAACCAGCACTAGAAGCTACAGCACCATTTTGATAAATGGTAGTTGCATAACCCGCATCGATTTTGTATTTACCTTGACCAGAAGTCGCTGGAGTTGATCCAAGCGTTCCTGCAGGCACTAATCCAAAACCTTGAGTGTTTCTATTTGCCATAGTTGTTTCCTTTACAATGTACCTGCCCCGAAGGGCCTCCAGTACGGTTTATATTAATCAGTGATATTTAAAATTACTTTTTCGTACCACCGAAGGTTACACGAGATTGCCTTTCAATATTGATAGGCATTCTACTATCCTGCTCCTTCATTAAATCGTTTGCTACTGCTTCGCTTCGATCCTTATGACGATTTGCCATATAATCTTGTCTCTGCTGCGCGATCTCTTCAGGTACCTTTGCAAGCAAAAGGCCACCGACCCCAATCACTCCCTTGTATTTCCCGTCTTCGAGAACTGGATAATCAGCTGCGTTTTCGACTTCTTCGGCACGAACTAATTCATAACCTTCTCTAATTCGTCCAGTTATGTTTTTCGTATCTTGAAATCCTACGACTTCAGCTCTAATCCATCTATACCTGAATCCATCAGGTGCAGGGGGTGCATCTAGAGAAGATGGTGGAACCCACACTTTAGGTCTTTCAGACTTTGACCGTGTTTGGTTCGCACGAGAAGTATTTTTTTGGTCTTTTTTCATGTTACGCTCCTTCCGTGTTTTTTAATTGTTTTGCGTACTCTTCGAGTGGCACTCCTAATTTTTTAGCTATTGCTACTTGTGAGGAAGTGAGTCTCACTTGTTTGCGACCAGGCTTTACGCTTCTTGAAGCAGAAGCCACTGTCTGAACAGGGGTGGTCGTTTGCTTTGTATCAGTTTTACCAAATTTATGCGGGAAGTCAACTCGTATTCTCTTATCAACTTCTGCATAATACTCATCAGAGTTAGGATCATAACCTTCTCGTTCGGTTAAATCCTTATGTATCTCAAAAGCAGTATAAGTCATTGCTCTATCTCTACCAAACCATGAGTTTTTTGAAGCCCATTGTTCAGCTCTAGGATCTGGATTGATTGGATCATCCATAGCTGGTTGACTTGTAGGTCCACCTTGAGAAAGATTTACAGGTTTCTCTGCCTGTGGTTTTGCTTCTCTACCTTCTTTAGCTGCATCAAGCTTTGCATTCTCAAACGCGAGTGTTGCAATTCTTTTGTTAGCTTCAACTTGAGCTTTCGCATCACCAGCTTCAATAGCTGCTGCTAATTCTTTTTGTGCAGCTTCTAGTCCTGATGAAATTGTTGTCTCAAATTTTTTAATATAATCAGCATCAGTTTTTTCAAATCTTTTTTCTAATGCTAATCTTTTATCTTCTACAGCTTTTGCATATTCAACAGCAGCTTGTTCCCGTCTTTCTGCTTCTCTCATCTTACGAGTTAGTTTCGCAATACGAGCTTGTACACCTTTACTGTAGTCTTCTAATTTATCATCATCCTTTTTTTCGTCTAACTTTGTTTCTCTTTCATTTTCATATGTTTTATCTTGTTCTTGTTCCGTTGTTTCTTGCTGTTCAATTACAGCTTCATCTTTCGTTTCTTCGATATCAATATCCGCACCAGGTCCTGATGTATCTATATCAACCGTTTTCTTTTCTTCTTCTGGCATAGTTATCTCCTTCCTATGTTAAAACTCATGCAAGATGTCCTCTGGACTATCGATTGTTGCTAACACTTCATCGTCGTTTAGCAGACGCATCTCCCCACCTTCTATTTTGATTCGGCTACCCGCATATCTTGCAAACATAACCCAATCTTTTTCTTTGCACCATGGACCTTCCGGATACCTCTCCTTATCCTTGTAACATTGAGGACCCATAGCCATAACTAAACCTACTTGTGAAGCAACTTGTTGTCGCTCCAAAGTATCTTCAGCTAATATTACTCCACCTTTAGTTTTCTCTTTCATCTTGAAAGGTAAAACTAACATTCTCCAACCTGTTGGCTTTGGTAATTTTGGTTCTTCTTTTGTAGGTTTTACACCAACAAGTTTATTGTTTGGTGTTAAGATTGATGACTGTTCCTTTTTCATTTTGCTCCTTATCTTCTAGCAGGCTAGAGAGTTCCTGTTTAACTGCTTCTAATGCAGTTATTTGACCTATTATATATCTATACTTCTCCATATTGTCAATACCACCTGAAGTTACAGATATAGATAGAGCTTGTGCTCTTGTATTAATAAATTTAATTAAACGATTTATAACGTTTTCTAATTGCATTTAACATTTCCATCTTCTACGAGCTTGACGAAGTCTTGAATTAGGATTAGCTGCAGCTTTTGGAAATTTTTTCATTTGGCCTGCGCTTCTTGCGCAAT